ACTTTGGTCTGATTATAAGGCCCTGGTGTAGCATTAACGATATTTGGTTCGTTATATTCGGGATAACGGCAAATAGGGGTCCACGCGTTAGTTTGATAATTTCCTGTTGTAACACTAGCTGTTTGACCGTTGGAAGTAAGACTGCCAACAACTGTGCCGTTAGGGAAATTAATCAATGCGCCATACGGTAAAGTAGGCATGACACGAATGTTCCAACTACCTGATGTAACTTGAAAGTCTGCAAATGATGTGTGATCTACAACTAATCTAGGAACTGTAGAATTATCTGGTATACCTCTAAACATAGGAGATGCGGGACTAAATGGCATCAATCTACACCGCATGTACGGATCCATAATTTGACGACTCCGTGCTGGTGCTGTTGACGCTCTTAACCGGCGTATACTTTGATCTATTGTAGTTGGTTTTGTGTACGAGCTTGCTGCTCGGGCGCGGGCCATTGCGCGTTGCGAATTTCGGGTCACTACCCGTGATATTCTTAGTTTGGTTTTCATGATAACGTTTTACGTCTCTTTTGCGATTTAATTGGATGAAATTATTATTTCGTGAAACGCCACCTACCTTGCCGGGTGGCGCACGCTCTACCATTTCTTTATAAGTAGGCCAAAAGGGACGGGAAATTTTAGTTGGATTGTGTTTGACAGGCCGATGGAAATATTCATCACCGACTTGAGCGGATACGTCGACTGCTAATTCACCCGCAAAAACGGGGTGCCTTTGAAATTCTTCCCAAGTGTGAATTTTCGCATAGGAACGGCAGACACTTACAAGGTAAGGAACGTCGACGCTTAGCACATGTGCTAAGTGTACTACTATTAAATCATGTGTATCTTGGTCGAGAGGGTATTCATTAACCTCCTTCTGATAACCCGCGACGACGCGCATTTGATGCTCTGATAAAGAGTAAGTGCCCTTAGCATCAGCGGTTACACGCATGATGCAAGAAGCAATATGGGTTATGAGTGGGGTAGTTGGATCTGTTATCAATAACGCCTCTGCCTTACGGCGCAAGACTAACTTTCCATCGAGATGTCTATCTCCGGATAAGTGTAGCTTCATTAAGCACCGTTTAATGTCAATAACATTAGTAGGGTAATTCCAAGGATCAGGATACCAACGTCCAAGGAACCCAACAACATGACCAGGATTTCGCTCAACGCACTTGAGTGTTAAACCAAGGCGCTTGGCTGTTCTTTCCAACCTGGAAGCATTACATGTTGTCAAACCGTCATCTCCAGAATATAAACCTAACCTGTCCATAGCTTCCTGGTGACAAG